ACATCAACGCCGCGCGACTCATGGCGCTGTCCACCAAGCACGCCGTCACCAAAGCGGACGGGGACGTGGATCGGCTGCTGGCGCTCGAAGCCGACATCAACCGTGACACGCAAGCCGCTGCACTGGCGGAGCAAGAGCTTGCCGCGATTGCTGTGCAGTTCAAAGAGAAGAAGTCCGAGCTTCGGCAGGCACTCGGCGAGCTTCGCGCGCAGAAAGAGAAAGCTGTCGAGAAGCTGACGGGCAAGCGCCCGGGCGCGCCCGCACTTGTCTCCAACCAAGTAGGCAAGGCGCTCATTCAGCTGGACGAGGATTTGCTGCTGGCTATCGACCCTGTGCGCAGTTTCAAGCGCATGAAGCGCGGTGAAGCTCTCAAGCAGGAAGAAGCTCAGGCGCGTGTCGCACTTGCTTCGCCGGGTCTTGCTTCGGAGGACCGCAAGAACCTCGAAAAAGAGCTTGCATGGGTGCAGAAGGCGCTTGCGGAAGACATGGCCCAAGCCGACGACGAAGTGTTCGTCACTGAGCGCGGTGTTGTACGGCTCTTGATGGGTGTCGGATCTCCGCAAGCCATTGCGCGTCTTGAGCAGCGCTACGGCAAGGAAGCGCGTGAAGCAGAACAGCGCGCGCTCAGGGCCGTGTACGGCGACATGTACGGTTCCGACAACAGGCTTGTTCAACGGCGAATCATTGAGTTTGAGCGGGGGCTTACCAAGAAGCAACAAGAGTACGTTGCGGCGCTAGAAGAGCGGTATGCGCATTTGATGGCGCAGAAGCTGGAAAAGGGCGCAGTGTCGGTGGAAGAACTTGAGCAGTTGCGCGCAAAGGCCAAAGAAAGGCTGAAAGCCTACGAAGAAAAAGCGAAGACGCGTGCCGAAGAAGTCGCCAACGCCTACGCCAAGATGGTCGAAGATCGAGGCAAAGTCGAAGACGCGTTGACGGCACTTACCGACAAACTGAACGCCAAGCGCGATCCTCTCATCGCTGCCAAAGATGCGCTAATCAAAGAGAAAGCGCGTGTGCAGCTGCTTACCGGCGCTGAACTGGCTCCGCTTGTTCGCAAGAACACCAATCCTGATACGCCGCGTGAGCAGCTGTTGGCGCAAGTCAACGCCAAGCTCGACAAACAGATTGCGGATAAAGAAGCCGCGATTGTCGCTGCAGAGCAAAAATTTGCCACTAAGCACGATGCGCTTGTTAAAAAGCTAGCCAATATCAACAGCAACTTCGAGCAAGAGCGTGGCGTCCGCACGACTTTCATCAACGAAGACACTCGCACAAAAAGAGAGCAGTCGCTGCTCAGTCGTGAAGCGCAGATGCGCAAAGACCACGAACAGGTCATGCGCGGCCAGACTGAACTGGCTATGCTTATCACGCACAAAACGGTCGACCGTATTGCGGCAAGGCAACGCAAGCGGCGTGTGACTACGCCGCTCATGCGCAACCTGTCTATGCTGGCTCAGTACTACGGGCGCAGCGCCAGTGGTGCAAATCGCTACTACCGCAAGCACTTCATCGAAGGCACACGTCCTGTCGAGCGTGATCGCCCGCTCAGCGCGTTTGAAATCGGTGAAGTCAATAAGCTGGCCGACGAGATCACAGGCAAACCCGCTGCAGTGCGTGAGGCAGAGCGGCCTACTCAGCAAAGCGCCGGTCGCGGACCCTTTACCCCTATCAACGCTACATCCCCAAAAGGGCTTGAGCAGCAGCTTACAGAGGAAGAAGCCGCTGTCTTGGCGCGTACGGCAATTAACTTTTCTGAAATCAGCGAAGCGGTTGAGGCAGGTATTGCGACATCAGCAGTAGCCAATCCGGCAAAAGGTCGCGTAGAGTTCAGAAAGCGTATCGGTACGCTGTTGCTAGCCGAGAAACTTAAAGGTGAGTCGCCATCAAGGGTCACCGACGTACTTAACAGACTGTACGCTGTCAGTACAGGCGAGGCTGAAGGTTTACGGCGTCCGTTGACTGAAGCAGAACGTGTTGAAAACGTTCGAGGTCTCGGCGAGGTTATGCTCACTGAAGGCGAGTTTACTACCGCCGTAGCGCGTGCTAGAGAGACAGGTGCTCGCCAGCTTGACGAACAGCGTGAACCCGAGGTCGGTGACGAAGAAGCCAGCGCACTGCGCAACGACAACAGCTTCTACGAGGCGCGGGGCACCGTCACGCCGCTTGACGCCGATGTAGCGAAAGCGCTTAGCGAGAACAACCTCAAGGAAGCGCTTCGTCTGCTCAGCGAGAACGCCAAGTCGCCGGAGCACCGTGAGACGGCCAAGCGTTTGGCCGACATGCTCGACAAGGTCAAGGTCGAACTCGCCGATGACGTGCGGCTCGACGGCACCCGGGTGGAAGGCAAGTACGACCCCCAGACGGCAACGATCACGCTCGACCGTGCGTTCCTCTCTGAAGAGACGCTTCTGCACGAGGCGGTGCACCCGGCCACGCTGAGCGTGCTGTCCGAAGCGGGTGCGCCTAAGATGTCTAGGCGCGCTTTTCTGCAGACCACGGCAGCTGTTGCCGGTGCTACTAAGCTAGGCAAAGTGCCCACTAGCGCAAGCGAAGCGGTTGCTGAAATAAAACGGCTGCTTAGTGGGGCGGATGATCGACAGGATGTGGCGTTTTCTATGCTAGATCGTAACGCAGAAGATGCGCTACGAGAAGCCGCTGATGTTGCTGCCCAACCTGCTGTTAAAGATTTTCCATGGATGGAGTCCGAATTTCGTGACGATTTTGACTGGGACTACGCAATCAACGACTATGTTGAGAGCAAAGGTATAGATACGGCCGTCAAAGAGTTCAGGCAGTACGCTGATACGATCAACCGGTTTGTTGAAGAAGCGGTTTCTCGGTATGCGCCTAAAGATAAACAAGGCGAGCCTGCTAAGACCGGCATAACCGCCGAGCAGCGTGCGGCGCGTCGCGAGCTTGAGAAGCTCTACAACGAGGTCAAGGCCGATCCGAAGTTCGCCAAGGAGTACGCCTCGACAGACCTCAAGGAGTTCGTCTCCGAGCTTCTGTCCAACGCTGATCTGCGCAACAAGCTCGACGCCCGCGAGGGGCTGCTGAAACGCATCTACAACGCGCTCCTGCGGCTGCTGGGCTTCGATGTACCCAGCACTTCTCAGAAGGCCACCTCAGCGGCCTACAGGCTCTTCCAGCCGGCAGCGCCTACGTCCACCACGAGCAAAGCCATCGCGTCCGTGCTGCGCGGCGTCTTCCCCGCCACCAAGCCTGTTGCTGCGGCCAGTGTCAATGCCAAAGCAGCAGAAGCCATCTCGCGGGTTGTGGGGCGCAACGCTTCGCTAGGTGACAAGATCACGGCCTTCGTGGGCGGGCTGTCGCTTAGGCAGGCGGTGCTGGACCGCTGGGCTTCGGTCGAGCACATCATCAAACAGGGTATCGCCAAAGGCAAGATCGATGAGGCGCGGGCCATGCAGCTTCGCGTGAACATGCGACTGCATGACCAGACGAACCAGCTGTTCAGCGCAGCCATGACGCGTGGCGGCATCAAGCTCAACAAAGAGGAAGACACGCGCTACGTCGAAGCGCAGGGTGGGGCCAACGCCATCCAGCTTGCGCAGGCGCTGCGCAAGGCCAAGCTGGGTAACGAGCAGTTCACTGAGCAAGCCTTCACCACATGGATGGCAGCGCTGCGCGCGGACAGCATGCCCGACGGCTACAGCAAGCTGAACTTTGGTACGGACAAAGAAGGCAAGCGACTGTTCGACAAGAGCGACGGGGACGCCGTCAAAGCGATGGTGGCCTCAGATCCCGACACTGCAGCCGCTTTTGAAGAAGCGCGGAATATCTATCGGCAGTACAACAACGATCTCGTTGATCTGCTGGCAGATTCTGGCGTCATTGACGGCGCAAAGGCAAAGGAACTCAAGAAAGGCGACTTCGTTCCGTTCTATCGCATCTCCGGCGATGTGCTGGAACTCGATATCGGCGCATCGCGCCCTGTCACCATCGGCAACGTCATCGATCAGCCCTACCTGCGCGAACTTGTAGGCGGTGCTGACAAGATCATGCCTGTCTTCTCCAGCATGGCGCGCAATACGTCACTGCTCATGCAGCTGTCTTTGCGCAATCTGCAGGCCAAAGACGTAGCCAACATGCTGAAAGAAGTCGGACTTGCGCAGATTGTACCCAAGGCGCTCAACCAGAACGGACGCGTCATTCGCTTCAAGGCCGACGGCAAAGAACTGTCTGCCGTGCTTGACCCCGGCGCTTTCCAAGAGCAGGGTCTGACGCCCGAAATGGTCGTGCAAGGGCTGCAGGGCGTGAAGACTGCTATTCCCGCTGTAGTCAAGGCGATGTCTTACCCGGCCTCGTTGCTGCGTAAGACCATCACACGGACGCCTGTCTACGTTGTACGGCAGATGATCCGCGACCCGCTCAACGCGTGGATGACGACGGGCGGCGACCTGAAGCCGCTCAAAGTGGCGGCGAACGGTATTCGCAACATGTTCTCGACTAAGCTCAACAAAACGGAAGAAGCGTTGAGCAAGGCCGGCGTGGTCAGCAGCCATGTGTTCAGCAATGACCCAGAAGACATTGCGCGCATCCTTCAGCAAGTAACGGCGGGCGGTACTAATTGGAACACCGCCATGGCGAAGCTCGACGGCATGGCGATGAAGGCCGATGCACAGACGCGGGCGGCGGTATACGACAGCTTCCGCAACAAAGGCATGACGCACGTCGAGGCGCTGCTGAGCACGCTGGAGTCAATGAACTTCACGCGGCGAGGAACCTCCGCGTCGATGCTGTGGCTCTCGACCATCATCCCCTTCTTCAACGCGCAGGTGCAGGGTCTGGACATCTTCTATCGGTCGCTCGTCGGGGACGTGCCCTATGAGCAGAAGATGAACGCCCGGGCTAAGCTGCTGGAGCGCGGCGCGCTGATGGCCGGCCTGACGATGGCCTACGCTCTGCTGATGCAGGACGATGAGTCCTACAAGAACGCCACGCCGGAAGAGCGGGCCATGAACTGGTTCTTGCCGCTGCCCGGCGGCGAGTCGATCCGTGTGCCCATCCCGTTCGAGTTCGGCCTGCTCTTCAAGTCGCTGCCTGAGGCGCTCATCAACACAGCCTTCGGCGATACGCGGGTGTCGGAGGCAGTACGAGCGCTCGGTAAGCAGCTGACGATGTCCAGCCCGCTGGCGCTGCCAACGGCGATCAATCCGGTGGTCGAGCTTGCGGCCAACTACAGCTTCTTCACCGACCAGCCGATCCAGTCTGCGCGGGAGATGGGCCTTGAGCCCGGGGAGCGCTTCCGGCAGAACACGTCCGAGCTTGCCAAGCTCATCGGCGGAACGGCCAACGTCTCGCCCATCGCCATCGAGCATCTTGTGCGGGGCTACACCGGTTCGACGGGCATCCTCGCCATGTCGCTGCTCAACCCGCTGCTGCGGCCTTTCTCAGCCCAGCAGATGGGCGAGCGGCCCGAGCGCCTGCTCAGCGAAGTGCCGATGCTGGGCACGCTCATCCAGCCCGCGTCCGGGCGCGGGCTGCTCAACGCGGCTTTTGATGACATCAACCGCATCCAGCGCGCTGCGCAGACGTACAACGAGATGATGCAAGCAGGGCGGGTAGAGGACGCCGCCGCGTTCGCCAATCGCTTCTCGCGAGAACTGGCGCTCACTTCCACGGGCGGTGCCTTCCGGCAGCAGATGGGCGAGCTTGCCGATCAGAAGCGGCAGATCGCCGCCAGCCCTGATCTCAGCGGCGCGCAGAAGCGAGCGCAGATCGATGACATTCGGCAGATAGAGATCATGCTTTCCCGCCAGATACGCGACTTGGTCAACGCGTCCGAGTGAACAGCACGCCTAGCTTGCCGTCTTTGATGGCATACACTGTCGTGATGCGGTAGCGAAAGGGGAGCGCGGACAACAACCCGCGCTCCCTCACCCCTTTGAGGTCCAGACAGGGAACGAAAAGCGACTGCCCGACCTCAACGCGGTCCCACGGAAAGCGTACTTGATGCTTCATCGAGTTTGTCTTTCGGCACCGTCAAGTGCATCACTGACACGCGCATAGCCGGCCCATCGACTCGGGACAGCAAGTCTTTGCGTACACCGAAACGCACATGAAAGCCATCGTGATGCATGGCTTTGAGCCCTCTTTTCAAATCGGCAAAGCCGAAGCTCATCGCGGCGCAGTGCTGACGCAGTAGCTGCTCTTCAACAAAAAAGTCAACGAGGTGTTCATGCACCATGCCGTGTTCTACGCGGCCCATGATGTTGTTCCTCGTAGAAGTCTTCCCTGTTATATCCGCGCCGAGATCCGTCAACACACCGTCGCTGGTCCTGCGCACCACGACAAAGCGTCCGTGATGCTCGCGAATGAACGCGTTGAGCACGTCTTCCGCAGATCGTATTGCGCCCTTATACACGGCACGCGCGTTGTTCACCAACTCTTTGAGCGCCCCCAGCAAAGGCTTGAGCGGTACATCAAGCAGCTGCGCGAAGCGAGAGCCCAGAAGAACCGTGGCGGTAATGACGTTAGTGCACGCCGCGTGCCAGATCCGCTCTTCGTCCGTAAACTCGAAGTCGCGCCTAATGCGCACATGCACTTGACTCCAAAGCTCAGCGACCGTCTTGTAGTTCTGGACGCAGTAGCGAACCCACGCTTCGCCGGCCACGCCGTAGTTATTGCGCAGGTTCAGGAGGGTGCTGCGCTCCGCATCATCAAACTGAAGTTCTTTAACGGGCGTCCACTCAAGCATGCGCATAAGCTCGCCCTGCGATGAGTGCTTGCGACTGCCTGTGAGCAGGTCAGTCATGTGGACATTCGATGTCAGCGTGCAAGTAGAAGACCATGTACTGTTGTTCAGACGCTCCTTGTTGGCGCTTGACTCCATGCGCTCCTTGCCCTGTCCCTCCGCGAAGTCAAAGATGAAAGCCGGCGCCCACTCCGCGTCGTTGCGGGCCTTGGAGGTGATTTCGTCGCTGAGCAGCGGCAGGCTGTTCAGCAGGCCCGCGCGCTGCTGCATGGCCACGGGGCTCGTACCTTTGCTTGTGCGATAACGGATCGGATGCCCCCACACGCCTGCTTTAAGCGACAGCGTCAGCGACTTGCCTGTGCCCGAAGCGGTCGATCCGATATGCCAGACAAAGCCCTCATGGTTTGAGAAGTGCATCAGCGTGGAGCCGAAGCTGTCTATGCACAGCGCCAGCATGGTCCACATCTCGCGATCTATCAGCAGATTCCAAGGCCGACGCCAGTCCTCCACCGTGCCCCGGCTCTGCGTGATGCGGTTCAAGTTCTCCAATCCTGGCATTGGCACGATGGTCTCTGTGCCATCTGCGCGGAACACGCGGTTGTTGTACACGAAGCTGCGGTCACGTTGCCACCCAAACTGCACCGGCACGTCGAGCGGCTTGCGCATAGCGGACGCTTCATTGACGCAAGCGCGAACATAACTGAAGAGATGCACGTCCATCGCAGCGCCTCTTGACGCATAGATGTTGTGCGCGGCTAGGCACTTTAACAGATCGTCTCTGGCTACAACGGCCTTAGTCGGCATGATGATGGAGATGTGCTCTTTGCTCTTGCCATCAACCGTAGGCTTTATCGCCATCAAGTGCACGCGGTGTTCGCCGTCTTCCATTTTGAGAAGGTCTACAACAAACAAGTCGTGCGACAACACCTCTACTTTGGTTTTGATCGTTACGCCTGTCGAATCCGTTTCCTTGAGTTCGACGTACACACCCCCGCGCTCTCCGTACAGATAGCCGCGAGGGGGCGCCGGGATTTCCACTTTGCGCGTTTGCAACAGGCCCGGGCCGTCGTCCTCCTCATCATCGATGGGGTCAAGCGGGGTATCTTCCCTCAGCGTGTTGGTCGGGATAACGACCTGTCGCGCCTCGACGTGCGTCTGCACGTCACGGCCCAGCGCGAGCGCGTTGGTGATCGAGCCCCAGTGCGGGCACCCCGGGCACACGCCCGGGTTCTCGGAGTCCATCTTGGCGCACGGATAGGGGCCTTTGATCTCAGCCAGCTTGGCGTGCATCCGCTGCTCAGGGTACGGGTGCAGCGCTGTCAGCTTGCGCGTTGCTTCATCCGCGTCGGTGCACACCTTGGCCCATGACAGGAGCCCGCGCCAGAGCGGTTCCATGCCGTCTTCCTGCGCGTGTTCTTGGTAGTAGGCCAGCTGCCGGCATCCCTGCCCGCGCTCGCTCTTGAGCCAGATCGTTTCAAATGTCGAGGTGATGTTCCCCAGCAGCGCTTCCGCTGCTGCGCTACGCCGATGGGCCGCGCGCGTTGGCGCGGACCCCGCAAGCACCGCCACTTCGCTTGCAACGAAGTCGTTGCTCACGGGCGCGTAAGCCGCGCTGAGCTTGCTGCGCACGATGGCGCTGAAGCGCTTGAGGTCGACAGGCCCTGTGCCCTCGCGCAGCACCTTGACGGGGCGCGGTGTTTCGTACACGGCCTTGTAGTTGAAGGTGCCCGGTACGCGCAGGATGCGCGCAGCGTCAGCGGTGACCGTCATGTCGATCACAAACTTCTCTTGCAGGCACAGGCGCTTGAAGTTCTCCGCTACAGGCTTCCACGTCACGATGTCCGTGTCGTCTGCCAGCGGCCAATAGCAATGTAGCCCTCCACCGGAGGACACGATGTGGGGAAAGCCGAGTTCGTCCAGCCCTGTGTTCTCAAGAAACGCGTAAAGCGCCTCTCCCGCAGCGGCTTTTGTTTTGTACCCGTCAATGTCGATGAACAGCGCCTTGATTGCCTGCGCGTTCTTGACGGTGCGCCTTTCGCGTGAAAGCGTGGCTACGCTTGGGTCAAACGTAGAGAGTCCGAAGTAGATGTCGAACCGTTCTTGGTGCCAGCGCTTGATGTGCGGTACAAGTTCCTCAAGTGTAGGCTGAAACACATGCAGCTTTTTCGTGCCCTTTATCCCAACTGCGCAATACAGCCCGTTCCCGGGCGACGGCAGTACGTCGGCCATTAGCTCCAGAGCGCGCATTGTGTTTACCGTTCAGCATAGACCGTCACCTCACCCCGCCTGTTCAGCCTTTTTGCTGAAACTCTCGCAGACTGAATTCTGTGCATATTGCTCTCCAAGCGTCCTGTTGCGTTTTAGCAGCCTGCATGCAGCGCACGAGCCGCTCCACGGCTGCTTTGTTTCGGGGGGTTACGTCGTTGCCGTTCATCCAGTTGTACACCGTCTGACGCGTAGCGTGCGTGGCTTCGCAGAGCAGCGTGACCGGGATGTCGTGGTAGATGGCCCAGCGCCCGAGACGCACGCCCAAGCTCAAAGGCAGCGACTGTACCTTGTCGATGAAGTTCTGTCTGTACATGGGGTGTCGGGGCCCCGCGCACGGCGCGGCCCCTGCTCCTGTTACTCGTCGTCCCAGTCGGACAGAGCCTGCGCCAGTTCCGCTTTGGCGGGCGCAGCCGGCTTCGCTGCAGGCTTGCGCACCTCAGGCTCATCGGCATCGTCGTCTGCGGGCGCTGCAGCGGCCTTCTTCGCCTTGGGCGGGGGCGGCGGCGCATCCTCATCGTCTTCTACTGCGGGCGCGGGGGCCGGCGCCGCAGCGGCCTTCTTCGCCTTGGGCGGGGGCGGAGGCACGTCGTCTTCCACCTCAGGCTGCGGGGCCGGCGCAGGCGCCTTCTTGGCCTTGGGCGGGGCACCCTCCAGCTGCGCCGGCTGCGCCGGTTCCACGTTGTCGCGCTTGGCGACCGTCATGGTGACCGCCTTGGTCGCTTCCTCCGAGCCGGCCTGCGTCTCGATGGTGGCGTACTCATCGTCGGACAGCCAGCGCATCGCCTTGAAGACTAGCTTGGGGTTGTCCGCCTCAAGGTCGAACTTCATCCGGGTGACGACCGTCTCCGGGTTGATGCGCTGCGCGGCCAGCCAGCGGGCGTACTCTTGCAGCGGGCGCTTGTCGCCCTTGGCTTCGCCAAAGAGGCTGGTGGCGGGCAGCGCAAGCTGCATCACCGCGCCTTCCATGTCGTTGGCGAGCACCACTGCGATCCGCTGCTGGTAACGGCAGGCGCGGCTGTTGCCCTGCCCAGAGCCCGCGACGTTCTTCGGGCACGCCGCACAGGTAGCCGCCTGCGGGTGTTCCGCTTCAGGGCTCGGCGTGTTGCCGTCCGCCGACCAGCAATCGGGCGCAGCAGCGGCATCGGAATCGTAGTTCTTGGCGTACCAGACGCGACCGACCTTGGGCGCCGCCTTGATGATCACCACGTCGAGGTAGCGCTCCTCGATGTTGGCGATCTCTTTGCCATTGTCCAGCAGACGGAACACACCGTTGGCGATGGAGATGCGCTTGCCGCCTGCACCACCACCCGCGAGCGCTTTGGCGGTCTCAGAGAGTTCGGCTTTGCGGGCGAAAGCGGGCACCTGCGAGGGGTTGAATTGAACGACTGCGTTCATGCTTGTCTCACTTGGAAGGTTTACGGACAGAGATAACGTACTCCGAGTTGCTGTTCAACCCGGGCGGTACGAGGGTGGGGTTCGCTTCAAGGAATTGGGCCATGTTCTTCTGGCTGATACGTTTCTCCACTAGGTCGAGTGCGTCGTGCTGCAACATGAACTGCTTGAACGCGTCCCAGTCCTGCGCATGGAAACGCGTCTGGGTGCCGAGAATGACAGTGCCGTGCGCCGTGTTGGCGCTCTTGACGCCCATGGCCAGCAACCTGTCCTTGAGTTCGTTACGCACAGCATCGCGCTGCGCGGTCAGCTGCGCGACCTCTTTGTCGTATTCAGCCGTCAGTTCTTGGATGCGCCCCTGTATCTTGCGATACACACGGGCGAGCTTGTCCAGCGGCACTTCGTCCGCTTGCACTGCATCGGTCATTCTTCTCTCCTGAAGGGTCGGTAACGCCGACCGTTTTACAAGTCTAGTGTTTGTAAAGCGTTTGTCAAGCGGCGGTCTGTTGCTTTTTCGCCCTAGCCTCTTCCTCGAACATAGCGACCAGCAGTGAGTGGTCACTCACTTTGCCAGCGAGCGCTTTGAACAGTCGCTCCTCGACGGGGCTGCTCTGGATGTGGATCACGCGCACCTTCTCGGCGTCTTGCCCCTTGCGGTCCGCCCGGGCGATGCACTGCAGATACTGCTCGACGCTCAGCAGCGGCCCGTAGAACACCACCGTGTCGGCAGCGGTCAGGGTGATGCCGTGCGCCGTGGCCTGCGGCTGCATGACGAGCACGCGCGTGTCAGGATTGCGCTGGAAGTCGTCAATGATCTGCCCGCGCTTGGCCGCGTTCACGCCGCCGTGAATCTGCGCGTGCTTGACGTTGCACTTCTCCAGATGCCGCGATATCGTGTCAATGCTGGACAGATACAGCGCGAAGATGATGACCTTGCGGTCGGTCTCTTCGATGACCTCTTGCAGCACACTCAGGCGTGGCGAAGAGTCGAACTCGATGACTTCGCTGTTCTCGGAGTAGGCCGCACCGCAGCTGATCTGAAGGAGCTTGTTCAGCACAACGCCTGCGTTGGCGGCAGTGATGACTTCGCCCGCCGCCATGACCAGCATCTGCTCTTTGAGGATCTTGTAGTACTTGGCCTGCTGCACTGACATTGGCACGTTGCGTGTCTCTGTCATGACAGGGGGCAGATCGAGGCACTCCTTCTTCGTAAAGCGAATAGCCGGCTGGAGTACTTCATGCACCATGTCGCGAGCGTTGGGCTTAGGCACCCACTTGTACGTCGAGACCTTGTTCATGACCTTGTCGCGCCACCCGGTGAGCAGCGTTGGCACGCCGCGCGGGTTGACCAGCTTAGCCATGCCGAAGGCGTCTACAGGTGACTGTGACGCGGGCGTGCCCGTCATCATCCACAAGTACGTCTCAGGCCGCAGAACAGATGCCAGCGCTTTCCAACGGTCCGTGTATGGGTTTTTGTAAGCGTTGGCTTCGTCAACGATGACTAGGTCAAACCGTCCGTCATTGACTACTTCCTTGTTGATGATCTCCAGTCCGTCGTAGTTTGTGATGACTATCTCGTAGTCACTCTGGATCATCTCTACGCGGCGCGCGGCCTTGCGATGGTGGGCCACGATGGCGCTGCGGTGAATGACGCTGTTGCTGATGTCGGCCAGCCACGCGCTGTGCATGATCGACACGGGGCAGAGCACGAGCACCCTGCGCACATCGCCGCGCAGCATCAAGTAATCCGCCGCCCACAGAGCGCTGAGCGTCTTGCCCGTCCCCGGCTCGTTGAAGC